CAATACGCCTTGGCGACTGTCTCTATGTAACTCGCAATATTGCTCATCCCACGCACTCCCCACCGTCTTTTTGGCAGAAGTAATCTTCCTCATCAAATACCCAATCCTGTTGACGCGAAACAAAATCCACAAATTTAGACATATTTCTGCCGCGCTCAAACTGATTGTTTAAACGCTCTTCAGCTTCTATCCACCATTTAGCTAACTCAGGATGCTCTCTCACCATCATTGCGAGTGTCGCTTCGCTTTTTAAAAAACAAAAGTCGCAATTACCCTTCATTGTTTTTCCGTTGTATATAGGCAAATTTAAATCAAACGGTTGTGATGCCCAGAAAGCCTCAACATCATGCTTTGTCTTACCAGCCTTACCTAGTGGGTAAAACAAATCTATATTGCCCTCTGCTTTCTTTGTAAGTCGGCGCGGTTCATCAGCCCGTATGCCAACAGCATTTGTCCAGCTTTTCCATCCCAAAGATTTCAGATATTTCTGGCCTGTCTGCATTTTCAGAACGCCAGTGCAAAAACGAAATCTGGCGTTGGGCAGTCTCCCATACTTATCAATCAGCTTGTCGAATGGTTCACCATTCCTGCTTGCACTGTTGTGACTGACAATCTTGAAAGAGTTTTTGCCCTCATCAGTTATGTCGTACTCCAGCCATACGATAGGCACATCCCACCGTTCAGATACCTGTTGCACAAAATCTAAAGTCTCAGGCATTTCCCTGCCTGTGTTCTGAAACGCAACCACAGCGTTGTCAGGCAATCCATCGTTAGCCTTCAATATTTCATGCAACATGTAGGCAGATGTTCTGCCACCACTAAAACTTATCTGCACGTTACCATTCGGTAATTTAAAATCTCTCATCTAAAAACCCTCGACCCCTGTTCCCTTGTAGGTGCGGGCGACGGCCAAGGGAAAACCGCCGCCCGCCACGCACTAGAACAGGTCGCCGCCTGCGCTGACGGCGGCCGGTGGTGTTGCCGCCATAGGCGGCGCGACCGGTGCCGGTGCGTGTTCTTGTGGCGCGCTACCTGCCGCATCCATTGCGGCCGGGCGATCCACCCAGTTGACGATGGATAGAACCGGCGCCTTAAAACGCAACTCGCCCTGCGGCGACTGCATTTTTATCGTCTCAGGCGTGCCAGCCTCGATGACCGGTATCTTGCCCGCATTGGCGCCGCGCTCAGCCACAAACTGATCGTGCAGTTTATCGACCACCCGCAACACCGTCTTGGCGCTGTGGCTAAATTCACGCGGGCCAGTTTCGCCGCTGATAACGATACGCATGCGAAACGCCTGCTTATGCTCTTCGCTTGGCTTCGCAACCATTGCGTCACCGATCTTGACCATATGAAAGTCAGGCGCGCCCGACGCAAAGCTGAGCCAGCCCACTTCCATATTATCGAGGTCTGCGGCGAATTTGAAACCCGGCGCAATGTCCTCTTCGTTTTTTTGCCAAGTCCCGTCAGCCCCTTGGACGCGGTCTTGCTTGATCCAGTCACCACCTTTTGCGTCAAATTTGATGATCGGTAAAATGTCCCCGCTACTGCGGGCTTCTGTAGAAAAACCTAATGCCATAACAATAAACTCCTTAACGTCAACATTAGTTAGATTTGCTCCAAAACCTTGAAGCTCTCGATTGGGTAGTACGCACAGACGTCGACGTCCTGCGGATCGCCTCGGTCTGTCCGACCACCCATTTGCAAGCTGAAATCGCTGGCAAACGATATGCGTGCCAGCGCGTCAGTCCACAAAACTATGAGATAAGACGGCAAGCCGGTGGTCTCTGTCAAGTGTCTTGCTCGTATGACCTTATGCAGATTAACCATTGCCGTCGGGTATTTGTTCATTTCAAACGTGCGCGTCTTGATCTCGCCAAACCCCACAATGCAGTCATCTTGATCGCAGTGGATAGTGCAATCGATGCCATACTGCGTCGGCATTTTGTGCAAAGAATAATTGTGCCGTTTTAACAACTTGGCGACCGACAGCTCGTTTTGCAGGTCGATCGCTGTCTCGTAGTGCGGCCGGGTCATTCAACCTTCCAATCCACGCCGTCTTCAGTGATAAGGCAATAAGTGTTCTCCGGCGGTCGGTCAAAGCCCCGCATTGTCAATGCAACGTGACAGTCGCTGATCGTTTCGTGCTTCGATATGACGTCAACCTTGCCCGCACTATCGCTGGTCATCACAACCAATATCAACCAATACTTCATATCTTTGCTCCAGCTCTTCAATTTGTTTTTTCAAACGATCAATTTTATCTTCGTATCTTGCGACCGACCTTTTACGCCCAGCCATCGCCTTATGTGACGGCGTGCAATACTGCGCGTCTTCACGCCACGACGCAAACTCTCGATTGCACCAGCCGCAAACATGTGTGTAAAAATTTGGCGTCACCGTAACCTCAAGCTGGTCATCTAGTGGCACAAATACGTTGTGGCCCATTATCTTTTTCTTTTTCATATCACCCCCGCTAAGTGTTCACGCAAAATCATTTCAAATGTGTCCCATTCCATTGTGGCCGTGTACGACCAGTCATACTGCTCGGCAATGTCACCGGCCAAGCCTGAGTTGCCGAGCATGACCAGCGCCTGCACCGGCACCCGCACAAGTATCGGCTGGCGGTCGAGCTTGTAGATCAGACACGGCAACGCGTCATTTGTGTTGGCCGAAGACCGAGCCGCTGTGACGACTTGATCCCACCAGCTCGGCGACACGCCCCTAGCGTACCGCTTGCACTCGATCAGAAACGGGAACGGCTTGCCGTCGGCAGGCTCAAGATCGCTCAAATCTTTTTCCTGATACTGCGACAACCGGCGCCTTAACTTGCGACCCGTTGCCAGCTCGATCAGCTTTGCGACTTCCCGTTCAAATGCGGCGCCCTTGGCACGCCCACCACCGGCACGCATCAGCCCAACTTCTCCAAGCCGATCCGACCGCCCTGATGATCGAGCGACGACTGCACGCTCCGCTGGCGAATGTTGCTGGCGATTTGCTTCGCCAACATCTCGTCGGCCAGCGACGACTGACTGCGGTGAGCCGATAATTCTAGCTCGCCCTTGAGCGCCTCGATGGTCGACGTGCGAAGCCGAAGCAAAACTGGTTTAATTTCAGACATTTTGTAACCCCTTCTATGATCCAAGCTGGAAGCTAAAAACGCCTCTAGCAACTTTTTGGTACTGTCATGCCCCAAAACACCCAAAGCCCGTCAGTGAGCTTCTATGGGCGATTAAAGGCATAGTGCTATTTTTTTGATATTTTTACGATATAGCACTTGATTTAGCCTAATATAAAATCCATATTCGAATAGTCGAGAGGCACAAAACAGGTAAATTTACAAGGGAGACTGAAATGGAAAATCTAAACATCATCGCAAAGCAATTTGGTTTTGAAATCGAGCGATCATACGCACCCGGCTGGAAGAGAACGCCGGACGGCTACTGCGTCAATCACAACACCGGCACCTGCAACGTGCAACTAGGTTGGTTTCCAAACTTAAAAGAGGTGGCCGAGTATATCGCAACTGTAATAGCAAACAACGAACACTGGGGGGTTAAGTAAATGGAATATTTCTCGGAAATATTTTTAGCCGACGGTACTAGCAAAGTGCTTGGCGTGATGCACCCATCCATTAGCGAGGCGCAAAACGAGTGCGCTAGATTTTTAAAGAAAAATGGATTGGTCAGAAAACCTTTTACAAACAGATCAACTGATCCAGTCCAATACGTTCAGATCAAAAAGCTCTACAAAAGCGGCCGGTGTGGCGTTCATGCCAGTTATAGGTTTATTGATTGGTACAATACCTGCGATGGAGCTGGGCATCTAGTTGTGCAGGGCGGCTACTTTAGGAAGATTAAGTAAGGGAGAATGAATATGACAAACCAAATGCCACCAATTCCAACTTTTTTGCTACGCGGTCACGCCGACTGCGTAGTCAGCTCGGATCGCACAAACTTTGAGGCGATCATATATGGTCAGGCTGACATGCCGCAGGCCAAAAACAAATTGACCGCCGCGTTCAAGGGGCGCGTCGCTCAGGCCGTCATCTCAGCCATCAAGGCTGGCGACGACACTTTCGGCAAATTGCGTAAAGCGTTGCCCGACTATCAGGACAACGAGATCAGGGCTGGCATCCGCTTCGCAAAAAAGTGGATACCTATGCTGGAGCGCAAAGGCACAAGAGCCAAGCCTTATATGCAGAAGTATCAGGCGCGCGTCGTGTCTAACGGCAAGCGTTATGAAATCGTGACGTATTCATCTTGAGGGAGATCACAATGATTAAAGAGTTTTTTGGAATGTTGTTTTTGATGTCATTCGCGATTGTCATGTGTACCAACATCGTGACGACCGAATGGAACATGTGGGCCTTGATGGTCAAGCTAGGGGGGCAGTGAGATGAAAATTACCAGATTAAAGCGAGGTTTCCGCATCAATATGTCGGACACTGAATTTCAATTGTACACACGTTTAATGATTGCCGGTACTTTTGATATGGCTGAGGGTGAGGACGAGACTGACCCAGTGCAAAGACACTTTAATCGTATCAACGGTACAGAAAAAATGACCGCTTGGTATGTTCCGGCTGAAGATAGGAGAAACTAAAATGGTAGGAAAGAAAACACCAAACGACATCATCACAGCATCGAGACTGCCCGCGCTGTTTAACGCGTCGCCTTGGGACACCCAAAACGATCTGCTGGCAAGTGTGCTGGCAGACATCGAGGGCAAGCCCGACCCGAAGCCGTTCAACGGCAATGAGGCAACCAGTTGGGGCGACACGCTTGAGCCGGTCATACTGCTGACCGCAACCGAGCGTCTCGGCCTCGACGACTTGAAGCTGGATCACGACGCTATCTTCCACGACAAAATACCGTTTGCGGCGTCGCTCGATGGCACCGCAGATGCTGGCGTCGGCGGGTGGGTCGATACCGACTACGACAAGGGCATAATCTGCCCTAACGGCAAGGTGTTTGTGTCTGGTCCGGGCGTGATGGAAAGTAAAGCGACCAGCGCCAAGCCAGAAGAGGCGCCAGCGCCCCACAGAGGCCCGCTACAGCTCCAAGGGCAGTTGATGGTCACAAAGTACACTTGGGGCGCTGTGTGCGTCTTGTACGGCGGTGTAGAGCTACGCATCTTCCTGTACCAAGCCGACGCGGCCGTGCAGTCGAAGATCATCGACGCTGTCGAGGATTTTGAGCGCCGCAAGATGGATATTGAGTGGTATCCGGTGCTGTCCAGCTCGGACGGCAACACCGCCTACCCACGGGTAGACGACGGCGCCGAGCCGCTGGAATTACCCGCCACAGAGGCTGAG